GCGCGCCCGCTACGCCCAATGTAGCCATTGCTACGCCGAATGGTGCGGCCACAACAGCGAACACGAAGCCCGCGCCGCAGCGCCTGGCGGACCTCGCGGCATGGCAGGCCAACTGCGGCATGGCGCGGGCGGCGTTCGTGGATGAGGTGGATCGGCTGGCGCCGCAGTTCGGCGCGTGGAAGGCGATGCGCCAGATAGAAAACCTCGCGCGCGCGCAGGCGCTGCCCGAGCACCTGCAGGCGCTGGTAGGCGTAGCGAACGCTCGTTCGGGCGCCAAGCAGGGCAAGGGCGGGCGCACGCTGTCGCGCAACCGCCTGCACGCCTGGCGCCAGAGCGCCGCCGCGGCGCGCACCCCGGAGGAGCGCGTGGTGATGCTCGCGCCCGGCGCGCGCGGACGCGATTACACCCTCACCCAAGACGTGGCCGCGGTGCTTGCGCTGCGCCAGAGCCCGAACAAGCCCAGCCTCGCCGCCTGCGCGCGCGAGGTGGCGGGAAAGCTCGGCGCATCGTTCAACTCGCTTGAAAAACGCACGCGCCGTTTCATGAAGAAGTTGCCGGCGGCGACCTTCTACCCAGGGCGGCATACGGGCGCGGCACTGAAGGCGCTCATGCCGTTCCGGCGGCGCGAATTCCTCTCGATGAGCCCGAACGATGTGTGGGTGGGCGACGGCCACGGCGCGAAGCTCAAGGTGGCGCACCCGGAGACGGGCAACCCGTTCGTGCCCGAGGTGACGGTGGTGATGGATGTCACCTGCCGCTACGTGGTCGGCTGGAGCGTGAGCCTGTCGGAGAACTGCCTCGCGGTGTCTGATGCGCTGCGCCACTCGATGTCGCGCCACGGCGTTCCGCTCATCTACTACTCCGACAACGGCGGCGGCCAGAAAAACAAGATGCTCGACGCGCCGCTCACCGGCATTCTGGGCTCGCTCGGCGTGTACCACGACACAGGCACGCCGGGAAACCCGCAGGGGCGTGGCGTGATCGAGCGCTTCTGGCAGACGGTGCTGATCCCGCTTGCGCGGCGTTTTTCCACATTCCAGGGCCGGGGCGCGGACAAGGAAACATTGAAGCGCGTCTCGGGGCAGATCGAGAGCACCCTCAAGCGTGCCTGCCGCGCCGCCAACGCCAGCGACAGCCAGCGCGGAGAGATCGCCGCCCTCCCCGCCAGGCTCCCGACCTGGCAGCAATTCATCGCCGCACTGGAGGAAGAAATCAACAACTACAACGAATCGCACAACCATAGAAGCCTGCCTAAGCTCGATGGCCGGCGCCACGCCACCCCGGCCGAATACCGCGCCACGCGCCTGCCCGACACCGATATCGAAACGCTGCCGAGCGCCGAGCTGGCGACGCTCTTCATGCCGAGCGTGATTCGCAAGGCGGTGCGCGGCGAGGTGCGCTTCTTGAATGGCGTGTACTTCTCCAATGACCTGATGCTGGTCGATGGCGAGAACGTCAAGGTGGTCTATGACATCCACGACAACCGTATCGTGTGGGTGAGAAAGCTCACCGGGGAGCTGATCTGCGAAGCGGTGCTCGATGGCAACCGCAGCGATTACCAGCCCCGCTCGAAGAGGGACGATATACGCGAGCAGCGCTTCAAGCGGCGCATGAAGCTCTTGAACAATAAGGCGGAGGAAGTGCATGCCGAATTCGAGCTGGGCCGCGCGATCGATGCGCGCGCGGTGCCAGCGCATGCGCCCATCGAGGGCATCCCGGTACCGGCGAGCGCCGCCGCCCCGCTCCCCGGCAATGTGATTGCGCTGCCCGCGCCGCCGACCAATGGGGGCATGCCGCGCTTTGAAGATGATCTGTCGATGCTCTATTGGCTCGGCGATAACCGCAGCGCGATCGATGACTATTACTGGGACTGGATGATCGAGCGCTCGGGAAAATCGGCGACGTTCGATCGCGAGTGGCGGCGTCTGTTCGGGCCGGGACAGGGGCAGCGCGACGATGGCACTAGCGGCGAGGACGATCTGGGAACAGCGGCGGCGCAGTAGCTCGTAACTACTGCGCCGCTATTACCACACCATCAACTACAACAACCGAAAAAGGACTTTAACACATGCGCAAACTCTTCGTAAAAACCAGCAACTACACCCGATTCATGCGCGCCGTGGACCGGGCCGAGTCACGCGGCTCGCCCGAGGCGGCGATTCTGCTCGTCACCGGGCAGGCGGGCGAGGGCAAAACCGCGACGCTCGAACACTGGTCGGTCGAAGTGGGCGCGGTGCACCTGCGCGCGAAAGCGGACTGGACGCTCGCGTACTTCAAGCGCGACCTGTGCGCGGCCATGCGCATCGATCCGCGCGGGCACGCGGATGTGGTGTTCAACCGCGTGATGAACCGCCTCGGCACCGACCGCACGCCGGTGGTGATCGACGAAGCGCGCTTCTGCCTGCGCGATCACGCCTCGGTGCTGCAGAAGGCGCGCGAGTGCTGCGACCTCGCCGAAGTGCTCCTGGTGCTCGGCGGCATTCCCGGCCTTGAGAACGGCATCGCGCGCCATGACGAGATCAGCTCGCGCGTGGCGAGCTGGGTGGAGTTCTCGCCCTCCACTGTGGCCGATGTGCGCCTGATCGCGAACGAATTGTCCGAGGTGCCGCTCGCCGATGACCTGGTGACGCAGATCCACCAGGCGTCCGACGGGCGCATACGCCTGGTGCGCAACGCCATCGCCGTGGCCGAGACGATGGGCAAGCGCGGGCGGCTGAAGGTGGTCACCGCTGCCGACGTGGCCGGGCAGGATCTGGTCTATGACTGGCAGGCGCGCAGGAAACAGAGCGTGCGCGCCTCGCTCTCCAAGCCCGTGGGGCTGGGGCTGGTTAAATGAGCTGGCCCGCACAAAAGGTGCTTGCCGCGCTCGCGGACAAAAGCCCGCTCGCCCCGGCCGCGCTCGGGCGCGCCTCGGGAGTGACGGGCAAGAGCCTGGAGAACGCGCTCTATCGGCTGCGCAAGCACGCCTTCGTCGCGATTGAGCGCGGCTGCTACCGCATCACCGAGCCGGGCCGCGCCTTCCTCGAAACGGGCAAGCGCTTCACCAGCGGGCCGCGCGGGCCGCAGCCGGGGCGGCGCCTGCACCGGGGCACGCTGCGGGAGCGCGCCTGGCGTGCGATGCGCATCAAGGTCAAGTTCTCCAGCGCGGAGATCGTATCCCTCGCGGCCAAGGGCGCCGAATCCAACCCCGACAGCAACGTCGGCAAGTACCTGCGGGCGCTGGAGCGCGCGGGCTATCTCATGGCGCTCGCGCGGCGCGAAGCGGGCACCGCGCCCACCTCGAACGGCTTTCGCCGTTATGTGCTGGTGCGCAATTCCGGCCCCCAGGCACCGCGCTGGCTGCCCAATCACGCCGCGGTGTACGACCCGAACACGGAACAGATGCACGCCTTCAGCGCGCCTGAGGCGGCACGATGAGCGCCGCTGCAAAGAAGGCCGCGCCGCGTGCCGACTGGATCGATGCGCTCGCTGCCGAATGCGAGCGCACCAGCCAGGGCAAGGCGGCGAAGCGCCTGGGCGTGTCGGGCGCGGTGGTGAACCAGGCGCTGCGCGGCAACTACTGCGGGCGGCTCGACCGCCTGGAGCAGCGCGTGCGCGGCGAGCTGATGGCCTCCACACTCGTCTGCCCGGAACTCGGGACGATCTCCACCAAGCAATGCCAGGACGAGCAGGGCATGCCCTTTTCGACCGCGAGCCGCATGCGCGTGGCCGTATACCGCGCCTGCCGCGCCGGGTGCCCGAACTTCAGGGAGAAAGCATGAACATTCTCACCGACCGGGAGCTGGAGAACGGCAAGCGCCACGCCTTCGCTATCGGCGCAGTCATCACGGCCGTCGCGAGCACGCTGCTGCACCACTATTACTACGCGCCCGCAGAGGCGTTGCTCGGCGCGCCGCAGATTGTTTTGCAAACGCCCAGCCAGACCGTCGCGCGCATCCCCACGCAGCGCGCCGGGAAGCCGGTTGATTGCACCGTCACCATCGACCAGGCGAAAAACGTCTGGTCGATCACCTGTTAGGAGGCTGCCATGCTGAAGATCGTCTATGAGCGTGAATGTTCTGCAGTGCGCACCTACACCGATGCGCAGATCGATTATTGGGGCGAAGTCTTCACCGCCAACCCGCAGATCGCGCGCCGGGGGGTGCTGTTCGAGGTCTTTCTGTTCAACCCCCCCATGTACCTCGGGCCGAATCCGGCGGTGTCGGTGTTCGTGCGCGACGGACTGCTGCAGGAACAGCGAGCCGTGCGCAGGAGCATCGATCAGGAGTCGGCGCTGCAGGAGATGGCCGAGCGCGCGATCGAGGCGCTGGCGGCCGAAAGCCGCTGCACAAACGGCAAGTGGATTGAAAAGCTCCGCCACCACGCCTGGCCGCCGCGGCGCTGGGCAAACCGCAAACTCATGGAGGTGTCTGATGGGAACTGAATCAGTGGCAAAGCGCGCGATCGCGCTCTTAACCGAACGAGGCGCCATGCGCACGGCGCAGATCGCCGAAGCGTTGGGCGTAGAAAACGCAGCCGTCGCCAGCTCGCTCGGGGCGTACGTCAATAACGGCACCCTCACCGCCTGCAAGGTGGAGTCGCCGGGCACGCCGCCAACCAACGAATACCGGATCAGCGCGAGCGGAAAGACGACGGATTTCAGGGAGTACAAGCCCAAGGAGACCGGGAAGAAAACGCCGCCGGTACTTGTGCCGGCCGTGGCCGCCGCTGCGCCGTCCGCCACGCCGAAGAAGGCGAAAAAGCGCAGCGCGCCGGTGCGCAAAGTGCAGCGGAAAACTGCAAGAAAAGTACAGAAAACTGTATCAGCCGCGGTGCGAGAGGCGGCCAAGGAGGAAAAGCGCTATCCAAGCGGGAGCGAGGCCGTTAAGTCATTCCGCGCGGCCATCGCATCCGACGGCTCGATGATCTTCCTCGGCGCATCGTCCGGCCCGTTCGAACTTAACCGGCCGGAGTCGCGCGTGCTGATCGAGTTCGTGCGCACGCTGGACGGCGGCGGGGTCGGCGCATGAGCGGTTGCGCCCGTCCCACGGGGACGCCGATCGCCGCGGCGCTGGCGCGGCCGGCGGCATCCTCCGAGTCGATGCTCAAGCTCACCGAGCAGGTGCCCTGCCCCGGTCCGCGCTTTGGCAAGGAGGAGCAATACCGCAACACCCTGCGCTCGATGCACGGCGACATGTCATTCGTGGTCCCGGACGCGACTCAGGTGTACGTCGTGGCCAAGAAAATGGGCATCAAGATCACCACGCGCAAAGACCGCGCCGGCGTGCGCGTTTGGAGGCTCTCTTAAATGGCCAATAAAGACCAGTTGTTGAACTTGCTCGCGCGCCACCAGGGCGAGGCCGCCGGCATCACCGCCGAGGGCCTGGCTGCCGCCCTGGGCGTCACCAAGCGCGAGGTGCGCGCGCTCGTCACGGAGCTGCGCCTTGCGGGCGTAGCGGTGTGCGCGCATCCGGCCGATGGCTATTACATCGCGTCCACCCCGGAAGAGCTGGAGCGCACGTGTCAATTTCTTCGCAGCCGGGCGATGCGCAGTCTCACGCTCGAATCGATGCTTCGCCACGTACCGCTCCCGGATCTGCTCGGGCAGATCCATCTCAAAACCTAGAAGGAAAAACCTAATGGCAACCGCAAAACGCATCAAATCCAAGGCGCAAGCCTACGCCCCCCAGACCCGCGAGGACTGCATCGCCGACATCAAGAAGCTCGGCGACCTGTCGCGCGACCGCGTGCGCGAAGAGGCGGACATGAATGACGAGATCGCGCAGATCACCAAGCGCCATGCCGAACGTCTTGAATCGCTCGGCGATCGCATCGACACCCTGCAGGGAGGCATCCCCCGCCTGGTTCGGCAAGCTCACGCGCGAGGGCGTCGATGTAGTCGAGTACACAGTGCTGTGCGATCCGGGCATCGCGCGGCCGCGAAAATACTGGGATTAGGGCGATGCCCAAGCGCAGCAAGATCGCCCAGTTGCCCGCCAGCCTGCAGGAGTACATCCGCGCGACGCTGGTGGCCAAGAGCTTCGGCCAGTACGAAGCGCTGCTGGCGAAGGTGCGCGAGCTGGGCGTGAAGCTTGGCGTGCGGCCGGAAGATCTGCCGGGCAAGACCGCGCTGCATAAGTTCGGCACGGATCTGGAGCGCCGCCTGGCCGCGGTCAAGGCGGCCACCGAGGGGGCCGTGGCGCTCGCCGCGATGGCGCCAGATGACGAGGCGCAGCTATCGGGCGCCGTGCTCTCCATGATCCAGACCGACGTGTACAACATCATTCTCAAGCTGCGCGAGGCCGACGATGCGGATCCGGTCAAGCGCGCGAAGCTGCTCTCGGCGGTGGCGAAGGATATGGCCACGGCGAGCCGCGCGCAGATCAACCTCAAACGCTTTCGCAGCGAGGTGCACGCCAAACTGAAAATCGAGGCCGATGCCGTGGCGAAGATCGCCACCAAAGGCGGCCTGACCAAAAGCGCCGTGAACGAGATCCGCTCGCGGATCCTCGGGGTGGCGACGTGAAGGCGAAACCCGCCCGCGGGGCTCCCGCTGCGAAGAAGCCCAGCGCCGGCAAGAAGCCGGCGCCAGTCTCTTCGCGTTCAGGATCTTCGCGTTCAGGATCGCGCAAGGCCGCGCCCGCGCGCAAGGCGCGATCGCGGGCCGTCCCCGTCGATCCGCTTGCGCTGCTGAAGACGCAGGCGAACGATCGTTCGGTGCCGCCGCCGGTGCTGCTCGGACCGCAAAAGGCGTGGGTGGAGGATCACTCCCCGTTCAAGCTCGGCGAGAAGAGCCGCCGCATTGGCCTCACCTGGGCGGAGGCCGCGGACAATGTGCTGACCGCCGCGGCCGAGGACGGCTCGAACGTGTTCTACATCGGCCCGACGCAGGACATGGCGGAGGAGTATATCGACGCCTGCGGCATGTGGGCGCGCGCGTTCAACTACGCCGCGAGCGAAATCGAGGTCGGCATCTTCGACGACACGGACGAGATCGGCGACACCAAGCACATCAAGACGTACAAGATCAGTTTTCCCGGCTCGCGCAAGCGCATCGTGGCCTTGTCGTCCAGGCCGACCAACCTGCGCGGCAAGCAGGGCGTGATCGTGATCGACGAAGCGGCCTTTCACCCGGATTTAAAGGGCCTGTTAAAGGCCGCTATGGCGATGCTGCTCTGGGGCGACAAGGTGCACGTGCTCTCCACGCATAACGGCGTGGACAACTATTTCAACGAGCTGATCCAGGAGGTGCGCGCGGGCAAGCGCAAAGGGTCGGTGCACCGCATCACGTTCAAGGAGGCGGTCGCCGCTGGGCTGTACCAGCGCGTCTGCCTGCGCCGCGGCCTCGATTGGACACCCGAAGGCGAGGCGGAGTGGGTGAAGGATGCCTATGACTTCTACGCCGACGACGCCGATGAGGAGCTGGACGTGGTGCCGAGCCAGTCGGGCGGGGCATTCCTCACGATGGCGCTGATCGAGGCGCGCATGGTGGCCGCCGGCCGCGCCAACACGCCGATCGTGCGCGGCAAGTGGAAAAGCGAATTCGCGCTCGCGCCCGAGTGGGAGCGGCGCGTCGATATCGACGCCTGGTGCGAGGAGCAACTCCTGCCGATCCTGAATGCGCTCGATCCCGATCTGCGCCATTCGTTCGGTGAAGACTTCGGGCGCGTGTCCGATTTAACCTCGATCGACGTGCTCGCCGAAGGCGGCGACTTGGTGCGCCGCGTGCAGTTGCACGTGGAGCTGTCCAATTGTCCGTTCCGGCAGCAAGAGCAGATCCTCACCTACATCGTCTCGCGCCTGCCGCGCTTCATCAGCGGCGCAATGGACGCCGGCGGCAATGGCGCAGCGCTTGCCGAGTACATGGCCGATGAGTTCGGGTCGACCAGCTCACGCTGGATCTGCTCGATGCGACGCTGAAGGGCTACGCTGAAGGGTATGGCAGACGCCAATGGCGACGGCTGAGACGAAGCCGCTCGCCTCCGGCTTCAATACCCCGTTCGCCGAGCAGCTCGACTTCTTCCGGGCAAAGCTCAACCTGCCCACGGAGCGCTGGGATGACATCATGCGTTCCGCCCACGACCGGGCCTTCATCGTCGCCGGGGCACAAAAGGCGGATCACCCTCTCCGCGGCGGAGGGCTTTGCCTCGCTTACCCAGGCGAGCAAGGAAAGCATGAAGGCGCTGACGGCGATCATCAGTAGCCAAGGTTTTGTTGATGCTTTGAAGGCCATCTCCGACAGCCTGGTCTACGTGGGGTTCATGGCGAAGGCCGCGTTCTCCATCATGAAGGAGTTTCTGCTCGCCTCGGCGCTGGTGGCCGGGGGATACGCGATCGCCGCATCGATCGCGGCAATCAATGCCGCCGCTCTGTTATCTGCCGGCAGCATGGCGCTGCTCAACAAGGAAGCATTGATGTTTGTCACCGGCGCGGCGCTGGCGAAATTGGAGACGCTCGGCGCTGGCGCCAAGGGTGGCCTGATTGGTCTTGCTCTGTGGGGCGGCTGGGAGATCGGCCAGTTCCTGAATAACAACACGCAAATACAGAAAAGCGTGGCGGCGATACTAGATCCTGTATTTCGCTTCTTTGACCGATCGGACGGTGCGATGCTCGATAAGCTCGGCGAGCGGCTTGCGCAGTTGCGCTCGGTGATGTCGCAGGCGAGCGTCCCCAATTTCGAAAAGACGAACGCCGGCCAGATACGCCTGGCTGAAATTGCCAATACGGAACGGCAGATAGCCGAGATCCGCAAGCGCATGGGCCTGGACGCCCAGGGGCAGCAGCCGGCAGCCGGATCCGGCGCGGCCTCGAACGGGCTGTCGCTCAACGTGGGGATCCTGGAGCAGGCCGCTATGACCGCGGTCGATGAGCAGATCGCTGCGGCGCAGACCGCCGCGCAGACGGCGAAGCAAAGCGCCGACAGCTATCGGCAGATCGGGGTCGCGCTCTCCGATGCGGTGACCAAGATCAAAGGTAACAGCACGGCCGGCGCGGGCAACCGGCTCGACACCTTGTTCGGTGTGGCCATGACCGGCAATGCGGCCGCGCTCTCCGGGTTGCCGAAAGCCGCCGATGATTTCCTCGCGGCAAGCCTTGCATCGAGCCGTACCGCGAGCGACTACGCGCGCGCCCAGGCCAAGGTGCTGGCCATGCTCGACCAGGCGGGGGGCGCCAGCGCCGCGATGGTGAGCTGGCAGGAGTTGAGCGCTACTCTGTGGCAGACGCAGCTCACGGTGCTGGAGAACATCAAAACGGAACTCGGCTCGGCCAGTCCCGACACCGCGATCCTCAACGAGCAGGCCGGGCTGCTGCGCGACATTCACACGGCCATGCTGGGGCTGACTGCGCAGACGATCCAGGGCAATACCTTCGTGCTCGATCAGACCGGAAGCATCATCGCCGTCAACACGACCCAGCGTGATCAGACGGGCAAGGTCATCGCCGGCAATGCCTTGATCGATACGCAGACGAGCCAGATCATCACCGGCAACGCGACGCAGGACGCGATCAAGGCCATATCGAGCCAGAACGCCGCTTATTCCGAAGGGATGCTGAAGGCGCTGGTGACGGGATCTTCGGGCCAAACCTCCCGCCTGGACGGCATCTATGCTGGCGTCGATAGTATGGTGGTGCTGCTCAAGCAGTGGATTGCGCTGATGGATCAGCAGACGGCGCTGGCGCAGGCCGCCGCTACCAAAGCAGCAGCAGACCAGGCGGCCGCGATCGCGGCGCAGGCCGCGGCGGCACAGGCAGCCGCGCAACTGGCCGCCACCCAGCTCGCCGCGGCGCAGGCTGCCGCCAAGGCCGATGCCGAGAAGGCTGCGCTGGAGGTTGCCGCCGCGAAGGCTGCTGCTGCGGCGGCGGCTGCCCAGCTCGCCGCGGCTGATGCGGCTGCGGCCGCAGCGAAGGCGGCAGCAGATGCCGCTGCCCAGGCGATCATCGATCTGGCTGCGGCCAAGCAAGCGGTTGCGGATACGAATGCCGCTGCGACGGACGCCGCCAACCGTTTGATGGTGCGCATGTACGCCGATGCCAACGCGCTCGGCATCGGGTATCTCGCTTTAGAAAGCCGGCAGGCGCAGTGGGATTCCATGCTCGGCGCGACCGAGGCGTCGGTGCTGCGCAATCTCAGGAATGAATTTGATACTGCATCAGCGCAGTGGAGTATCGCCAGCAGCGTCTATGCGGCAATGCCGGGCCACGCCTTGGGCCTTGCCTACGTGCCGCGCGACGATTATGCGATGCGCGCCCACCGGGGTGAGGCGGTGATCGATGCGGGAACGATGGCCGCGCTACGCGGCTATGGCATCCCAGTCAATAGCGGCGGCGCGGCGAATGATGATCTGCTGACCGAGATGAAGGAGCTGAGAAAAGAGAACGCCGGCATCCGCTCCGAACTCGCCGCAATGAGAAAAGACACCCGGCGCACCGCCGATACCCTGGTACGCGTAACGCGCGACGGTGAATCCATGCTGACGGCGGTCGCATGAAGGTCATTCCGCCGCTCACCATCACCGACACTATTCTGACAAGCACCTCCGCGCCCGAG